CAGATATTGGCAGAGAATGTGGGGCGCTAACTACAAGGATTTTACGAAAGAGGAAGTAGCTCATTTTGTAGAGAAAAGAAAAATAGGTCGATCTGACATAGCCGGTGTAAGAGTATTTAGAGCCGACAAACACAAGGACTATGCCCTAGTAGTGTATTTCCTTTTTCAAAGTACATTGGACGGCAAACCATTAGTAAGTCTGAATTGTGTCCTTCCTTTGAATGGCGCTCCAGGGATGGTCTTCCTGCCTGAGCCTTTTCAGGAACTAATGGGGGAGACCTACGAGGAGATAGGACAGTGAAATGGCTGGCGTTCCTACTGGTCATGTTTCCATCGGCTGCCTTGGCCATTAGTCCTTGTTTGAGTAATCCTCAACTGCCCAGAGAATTAGTGGTTAATAAATTAAGCAACGAGAACCAGCAACATTTGTTCTGGCAGGGAATGATAGTCCCACCTAGCAACAAATACCTGTTTGAATTATTTTTATCGGAGCACGGATCATGGACACTTGTAATGACTACTGTTAATAGCCTGTCCTGTGCCATAGGGGGTGGCGACCACTGGCTGCGCCACGATATCAAAGAGCTCTTTAACTAACTACTTCGCGTCCCCCCAGTTCTCCCCGATTCCTACGTCTACCCGTGAAGGAATCTTCATATCCGGTACACAGTTCTCCATTAGCGTTTTGATCTTTTCGATCTGAGCGTCATCCTCGATAGAGAAGCAAAGCTCGTCATGGACCGTGAGCATTGGCCAATGGCCGTTAGTAATACAATCCTGCATCGCTTGCTTTGTCTGATCCGCGCTGGATGCCTGAATTAAACGGTTCAAAGATTTATACACGAACGCAACCTGATATCTCCTTGGGTCGTCATCCCTCCAGTTCTTCTCTCGTTCCTCTTCAGGGGTTTCCATTATATCACGCCATCTCTGTTCCAGTTTGTCCACATGTATAGGAGATATTTTAACGCGGAAACCCTTGTCTCTCATTGGGAACCGACACTTGCGCCCCATTAACGTCCGCAGTTCAGCGCGCCTGGACGCATGGTTCATCACCGCAGAGGCCAAGGCTCGTATGAAAGGAACCTTCTCGTCATACTCGTTCCGTATCTCCCTGGCTTCGTCGATACTAATGTTACCTAACATGTTCGCCAGCCTCGCTAACCCCATTCCATACATAATTCCCAAGTTGATTGTTTTCGCACGGTCCCGTTCCAGGTCCGCCAGGTCAGCGACCATCTGGTGGAAATCGAGATTGTCCTTTTGATATAGATCCACGATCTCCAACACCTTGGGGTTATCCTTGGTGGCACCAGTGAGGGACGCATAGTGCATCAGCCACCGCGGTTCCTGGGCACTATAATCAAAGCTACCCCAGCGACATCCTTCTTCTGGTAGGAAGAGTCCTCGGATGAGTTGTTTAATTTCAGGATGTCTAGCGGGTACTTGCTGCAAATTTGGATGACTTGAGGAAAATCGCCCCGACACAGTTCCACCTTCATCTGAGCGCAACTGGTTAAACTCACAGTGGATACGACCATTGTGCTGATGAAGAAGAATGGTATCCACAAACGTCGTATTCGCTTTGTTGTACTCACGAATTTCCAGCACTTTCTTGACGATAGGATGCTTATGGTCTTTTAAGAACTGTTTAGTGAAACTGGGTGTCTTGGATTTCTCTGTTACGCCATACGAAAGTCCTAATTTTTTAAATACATCGGCAATACTCTTGGCGGTCCATGGTTCGAGGTTCACTCCTGTTTCCTGGTATACTTCCTGTAAGAGCTTCTTCTCCTTTTGTTCTAAAATCTTTTTGGTTTGTTCCGCTTTCTCCACGTCTACGCGCACCCCTCGCCGGCGCATTTCAAACACTAATGGTAGTAGTGATAGTTCCAGATCCAGAATAGGCAGACACTCTTCCCGTTCCAGTTCTCTGCGTAGTACATGCCATAGCTGGAGTGTTAACCGGGCATCTGTCTCCGCATACAAAGCCACCCGTGCCGGCGGTAACTTCCACATCTCCGCTTTAGCATCCACTCCATGTTGCGCTGCAGCACGTTTCAATTCCTCTTCAGCTTTCCGTTCTCCAAGATAAGTGGCGCCCAACGCATTCAAGGCGTAGCTAAAACGGTTCTCATCGAGCAAGGGAGCGGCGACCATGGTATCCAGGATCTGGCCTTTGACCTCGATCCCTTCGGTCCCAAGCCACCCTAGATCGTACTGCGCGTTGTGAAATACTACAGCCATGCCATGATTCAGTTGATCCTGTAACCAACGCAGAACCAACTTCTTGGACATGTTGCCCGAACCCCAATGGGCAATGGGGAGATATGCCTGCCAGCCATCGGCAGCAACCGAAATCCCAACTAGATAACCATCCCGGCGCGGCCAGCCTGGGCCAAAGGTTTTGAGATTTGGATCCCGCGTCTCTACATCAACGGCAATGATCTTCTCCGAAGACAAATCCGGTAGTTCTTCGGTCGGCATCCATATGGGTTCGTCGAAGAGGTCTTCGCGCACTAGGTTTTTTTCTCTTGATAAGAGAGCGCGGCCCAAAGGGCAGTATAGGCAGTGCCGTCTCTGCCATCATCCTTGTTAAAGTCACCGACCTCATCTCTGGCCACTTTTAAAAGTGTCATACAGAACGCAACTTGAGACGCATTCACAGGAGTAGCAAGATACGCAGACCATAACTCAGCGATGCGTGATTGGAGCTTTGTATAATCACCATGTTGCTTGGCTCTCGCTCCTTTTACTAACTCTGCCGCTTCTGTCAGAATTGTATCTGGGGTCATATCTCGTAGTACCGCTTCGATTCTGTGAATGGTTCTAGCAGATGCAACGCCTTCTTCGTTCTCGTCACTGCGACGTAGAACACTCTGTGTTCTGTCTCCGGCGTCTTCCGATATTCCTTGTACGCTGCAGGGGATAAATCCGGTATCACTATCACGTTGTCGCATTCGCCACCCTTCATAGAATGAATGGTACTGATCTTTATACGTGGATGCTTGACATTGTCCCCGCGCCTTAAAGCATTAAGCACATAGTGTCTGGTCTCATCATCAATTTTCCCCAGCACCTCATGCCATCGTCCTTCCGTTATGCGTAAGCCCAGCTCCGAGTGAGCCTGATCCATAGAAAACATAACGTCTTCTTCCCGATTAAGGAAGGTCTTGGACCGCGGCCCACTACCCTTTCGATAACCAACATTAGCATTCATGTAGGTGTAAATGTTCTTAATTTGATCAACACCTAGAGAATGTCCCTTTGTCCAGTTTTCCCAGGAAAGAATGGCATCATACATTTTTGGGGGGATGCTTGGGTGACCAAACCGGCTATAGACCCACCCTTCCTCGCGCAAGTGCTTAGCATAATGAGAAGCAATTTTATTCGTGCGCGCTAACAGGCACCACTCACCAGTTTCCAGAGGTACGCTATAGATACTGTTATGCCATCGTACCGATCCTGAATGTTCTGTTGGATACCAGACTTTTGGCGCTCGACCTTCGATGCGCTGCACAATGGCCTGTGCGATCTCAAAGGGTTTCTGCGGGACACGATACGATTTTGTCAGCACTTGCTTGTTGGGAGCGCAGTTCTGGAATGCGTGGACATCCGCTCCCTGGAACCCCATGATGGCTTGGTCATCATCGCCAGTAAAAACTTGTATACGAGGAGTTTTACGCAGGACCTTGATCATCTCCCACTGTAAAGTGGACAAATCCTGTGCCTCGTCTACGAACAACGCGTCTATATCCAATGGTTCGTCACGCTTGACAAACTCCTCGATCATATCGGTAAAGTCTACCTTCCCTCGGACCTCTTTAAAGTTCTTATAAGAAATGACTAATTGTTCCAGTTGAGGCCAGTAAATTTCATAATTACCAACGTCAGCGTACACCTGTCCCAAATCTATTTTTTTGCTACGAGCCAAATGGTGGATATTGAGATAGATATCCCCATCAGAGATACCAAGCATATCAAAATCATTATCTACGCCCGTGGCATTTTTGGCAGAAAAAGAAAGACCAACGTGATCCCCTATTTCTTCCAAATCTTTTTGGCCTATGAGGTCTGAGGATTTGTAGCCACCCGTATGGAAGGCCATCGAATGAAGCGTCTGGAAGTAGGGGAGCATGTCTTCTTTGAGGCCCCAGTCCTTACAGACCCGTTCCCGGCTTTCTGCCGCTGCCTTGCGAGTAAAAGCGACACAGGCAATTCTCTCTGGAGGAACACCCTCCTCTATTGCATCGCGTATCAAGTTGGAAATGTTCTGAGTCTTGCCTGTGCCTGGTGGGCCATAATATAGAAGTGCGTTGGTCATGTAATCATCTTTCTAAAACGGTATGTCTTCATCCTCGAACTCCTCTGGAGTAAGTCCCACTTCGCCTTTT